ATAAATCGTTTGAAACGGCGTTTCAGGCGATTGGCCATCATAAGCATCTGAACCAACAGCGGGATCAACAAACCAATATGTTCCGGTTAATGGGATTCCGCCTATATTACCAAGGACAGGAACGCCAAAAGATGTGATTCCATTTGGGAAATTTGTAAGCGCCATGAGGGCGACTCCTCAATAAGAGTAAATTGGGGTGAAAGATGTTCTCTCACCCCAAAGGTCATTAAGACGGGAACGAACCGAAAATTGAACGCCAGTTGTAATAGCCGAAACTATAACGTTCATAACCCTTTACGAGTAAGTTGTCAGTCACGAAATCGACCTGGAGGTCAGTTTCAAACTTAACTCTTTCCATGTAAGAAAGGCCATCAATGTTCGTCAGCAAGAACCAAGCTTTCGCAGACGTCAGGTAATCGTTGACCATATAACCTTCTGGCAAGCCGCCAGCGGTCATCATGATCGCATTAACGTCGTTGTTTGCTGTTCCTGGGCGCAATTCAGTCTTCGTCAGACGAATTGCAACAGGCTCTAGAGCCGGTGGAACAACAAGACGACGACCACGCGCGAAGACCTTCAGGCCAGCCTGATCTTTGAAGTTCGTTCTAATGGCGATCATGCCATTAAGAAGCGAAGCTTCATTTAGATCAACGTCAACCAGAGGACGATTCGCAACGGTTCCACTGTCAATTGGATGGTTCGTCGCAATCAAAGCAACACCGTCACCGCCGACCGAGGCATTATATGTCGTCGCCGTGTTGAGCACGTTGGCGCCATAAATTTCTTTGGTCTGCTGGAATGACTCAATGAGGCCGAGGTTCGACGGCATAAACTGTGTCTTATACAGGTTATCGTCGATCGCTTTACGGGTGATGGCGTAACCAAGACCGATTTCAGTGTGCTCTTGGTTATACACATAACGCTCGCCTGCGCCGTTATCGAAAGCGGTTTGAGCGCCTTCAGTTTTCAGCTGAGCAAGACCCAAGAAGCGCATTTCAGCGGTGCGCTCCAAAGCCATTTTTGAGTCATGTTTCGTGAAGATCTTGTCATATTGACTTGGGATCTGTTCATATTTGCCTTCTACACCCCGGAGGCCCGGGAGCAGCAGGTCTTTAATGGCAGAGAGATTAACAGCCATAGTCCCTTACTCCTTACGAGGCCACGCCGGTAAGCTGTTTAGTGCTTACATTGTTGAAGGCGACAATTGCTTTCGCATATGCACCCGATTCTGTTCCATTCACGCCGGGCGGTGCCGACAGGAGAGAAACAACACGGAAAGGCAGCGAAGCGTCATTGCCGATGGTCGCCAAAAAAGCGCCAGAAATACCCGTTGAGGTATTGCCAGAGCCGATATTGAACCCAATGTTGGCATTAACGTCAGCCTGCGTGAGGCCGGTGACGTTAGACCACGCAACAAATTTGGCGTTTGGATCATTGACGATATAACCCTCGATCGTGCCGCTCTGAGGGTCTGTGCCGCCAGGATAGTAGTTCGACCATACAACGCGCTTTTGCGCTGCTGAGAGATATTTGCAGCCGACGAAAACGCCAGCAACCTGCGTGTTGCCACTGCCCGAAGACGTCACGCCTTGAACAATGTAACCGCTTGTGTCCGGATTTACCGGATCGCCAAAGAAAATATTCGTAGAGTTATAAGCAATTGCGACGGCAACCTGTTCATAGGTTGGGGCAGAGCCCGTTCCGCTGTATTGCTGAAAACCGTTATAGGCGCCGGGATCGGTATTCGCCATGACGGGTTCTCCTTTTTACAGGAGGCTCCTTCATCGCGCGCCGGGGCGATTATAGAACCGGGAAAGTTTTAGCCTCCGCGCCGGGGGAGACAGGCAAACGCAGCTGCACCGGGAGCGCGTTTATACATGGCCTTGGTGCTGATTATTGCAAACATGATTGAAAAAGTAAAGAGCGCCCCGTAGGGCGCTCAATTTTCTCTTATTAATCCTTTGGTATTGGCATTGCCTCAAAGGATTTTTTAATATTTGGCTTCACCTGAGCATGATCTCTTGTCATCGTGCCATCAGGAGCTCCAGCCAATTGTTGCTCCTTGTGCCGAACCTGATCGCGCGCTTTGCGCATATCAGCATTGCGGCGCTCAACAATGATTTCTGTTGGGCATTCCATTAAAATTTGCCCATCGCGCATGATGACTTGTTCAGTCGTATTATATGGCATCATCTCAGGATGACGCGATACAGGCACAGGCGTCCAGCCTTCATTTGCAAGGCGGATTTGATACGCGGGGTCTTCTTGCCCATAAATCGTATGACGCTTCCATTCATACGTCCAGCCATCAGGAATGATGTCAAGATTGACGTAAAATACGTCTGTGCCAGAATCATTATCGCCGTGATGGCCGCGAAGCTCCGCTGCGCGCTTGGCTGCCCTTTCCCGGGGATCTTCTTCTCTCATTGGCGGTCTCAATTCTACTTTAGGCTGACGCGGCTCAGCAGATGATACTGAGTTCAAACTATCAAGACGCTCATCGACATCGTCGATCAACTCAACCGTGTTGTAAGTCTTCTTATTAAATAAACCTCGCGGAGCTTTTCCGCGTTTAACAACTGTTTCCATCACTCAATCTCCTTATGCGCGGATTTTGCCTTCTTTCTGAAGGGCAAGCATGTTTTTGGCGTATTCCGATTCAGTCATTCCCATCATCTTCGCCGTCTCCGCTTGTTCGCGGCTAAGACGCACAACATTAGGACGCTGACCGCCACGAGAGACAGGAGCCGCCGGAGGAGGCGCTGACCGACGCGGCGCAGGAGCAGCAGCAGCAGACATTGGATCAGAAGTTTCTTCTGATTTATGAATGCCAAGACGCTGTTCAATGAAGCTGAAATATTCGTGGCTATCCGCTTGAATGCCATCCTCAAGCGCATCTTCATGAGCCCTAAACATTTTGCGAATATTGCGCGTATCTTGCAAAGCTTCACGATTATCACGCAACCATGCTGCTGATTTTGGAGAGACATCTCTCGCCATTTGCTCGACAACGTCAATATCTCGAGGCATAGGCTCGATTGATGGCTCTTCAGCTTTCTCCTTTTCAGCCTTCATGACTTTTTCGCCGCGCTTTAGATCAGAAAGTTGACGATCATTCTCGATCATCGCCTGCTGAACCTCAGCCGCCTTGTCGTAATCACCGACAGCCATTGATTCGCGATAAGCATTCTTCAAAATATCAGCGCGACCTTTAGCCGTTTCAATTGCATTAACAACTAGCTGATAATTTGAGTCCTTTGCCTCACTGTAAGCCTTTGTCACTTGCTGATTAGCAAGATGAGCGCGGCGCTCAGCTTCAATTCGAGCTTGTTTTTCAGCCTCAAGACGCCTTTTAAGCTCTTGAATGCCCTCTTCAGGCTCAATTTCGTGCGCTGTTTCGGCTTTTTCGGACTTTTTTTCTATTTTCGCCTCATCAGTCACTTCAATCTCAGGCGAATCATCTATTTTTGCGTCGTCTAAGACGACCTCGATATGATCTTCTGCATCAGACATATAAATTTCTCCTACCAAACTTGATCAGGACCGCCGATGCGCGCTTTAACTTGCGTGTCGGACAGCATTCGGCACAAAACGCCATTTACTGTGACATTCCAGCCGTCTGATGGACGAAAAACTATCCAATCATGCAGATTGAATGTGGCATTATCAAACCATTGGCCGCTTTCATCCTGAAAAGCAGCCGGTCCCATGCCAACAAGCAACCCAACCTTCCCCTGATATCGGTCCTCATCAATCGTTTTGTCGGACAAATAGAGCCCGCTTTTTGTTCTTGTCGGCCGGATATAAACCGCAACGAGGATCTGATTATTAAAAATCTCAATATTGGATAAATCGCCTAGATCATCGAGCAGCTTCTGCTTCGGTTCGATTTCATGATCCATAAGCATAGCTGGCATTGATTGTTTCCCTTTCTTTATTCTCGCGGCTTTCCGTTACATATGGCGTCTGCTTCAACCATATATTCGACCGCCAACCGCAATCCGGCGATCTTACCGGCAACATGCCGATATTCTTCATGATCTGAGATTAAGCCTAAAGACATATTTTGTTTCAGTCTCTCAATCTCAATCTCAATCAGCGTTTTGAGCTCGTGCTCAAACATATGTGTTCTTGTAAGTGTTCCCACAACCAGCCCCTTTCACTGGCCCTTTCTATTTTTTAAATGGGGCCGGTCACTAGAAAGGGGGTGTGACCGGCCCCTTAGAGGAAATTACTTCCCTCTAGCCCTTTGATATGTTTCGATCTCAGTCTTTTCCTGACGACCGGGGCCAGAACCAGCGCCTGCATCTAAGTCTTTATAGCTTCGATATACCTTACCGCCGCGCTTGCGCGCTGGAGCGTCTTTGTGAAGCTTGGCAATATCCGTTTTTTGCAAACGTCCTTCGCCAGATACCGCACCAGCCTCCATGTCTTTATAGGACTTGGCGATTTTAGTTATGCGACCGCCAGCCTTGCGTCCCATAGGACCGCCTGGAATGCCTGGCATAGGAGCGCCTGGAGGGCCGCCCATAGGCATTGCAGCAGGAGGAGGAGCGCCAGCGCCTGGACCAGCCGGAGGCATAGGCACAGGGATGTTAGCAGGCGCAGAAGGCATGCCAGCAGCCATGTCTGGCGCAGGCGTCTCAGGCCCAGCCTTACGGCCAGCGGCGATAACGATGTTAATATTCGTCTTGCCCTTGGCGCGAGTGCGGCCGCCTGATTTGCGCTCGGCGCGATCATCATCTGAACTAGGGGCATCGTCATAAACTGGAACGGCACGATGAGCATATGCGCCGTAATCATTGTCACGGCGATCAACAGCCCTGCTTGATCCAGTTCTGCTTTTTGCTTTTCCGACAATTTTGCCATTTTTTATGTTGTAAATATCATACCTAGTTGGAGGGATGATTTTTCCGTCAGAATCAAACTTATGCGTTGTTTTTGGAATTTTTACAGAACCGCCATCATCTCGCCCAGTGCGGCCGCCTTTTTTACGGCCAGCTTCGCCAAGACGCTCCATCGTCTCAACCGTTTCTTTCGTCGTATCGCGAGGAGAAATGA